TGATTATTCAGCACATACATCCTTGCGAGACGGAAAACACAAATATGGCCAAGGAGCAAATACTCTTTGGTATGAAATTCCTGATTCTCGGGAAGGTTGGGCTCAAGCACTAGAACTTTGGGAAAATGCCGCATTTGAAAAAATTCATAAAGACAAAATGCTAGTTCTTGATTTTAGTAAAATACGAGCAAAAGGGACAGCAATTGGGGGAATGCAGAATAGGCCGGCAAGTGGTCCTGTATCTTTATTAAATGCCTTTGAAAAATGTGCATCTATTAAAGACGCTGGCATGGAGCCATGGCGACAGGCTATGTATGTAGATCATTACATGGCAGAATGTGTACTTGTAGGAGGCGCTCGACGGGCCGCTAGGATGAGTACAAAAACCTGGAAGGATAAGACTGTATTGGGATTTATTACAGTTAAACGACCTATAGAATATCTTGGGCTAAACATGGAAGACATAGTTCAATATAATAAAGAATCTGCATATCCTCCAATGGGCTTTTTATGGTCTAGTAATAATTCTGTAACAACAGATAAAGAGTTTTGGAGCAGAGTTAATGTAAAACGAGGGGATGTCAAATATAACGAAGACACAACAAAACATGCTAGAGGGGTATTTAAACTACTTACAGAGGCCGCTTACGCCGACGGAACAGGCGAACCAGGCATACTTAATTCCGACCTGTTAGTACAAAATGACGAAGGATGGGATGATTTAAATAGAGGTGATTATGCTGGTAGCCCTAAATATGTTCTTCGCGAAGACACACAAATATTAATGAGTCGTCTTGCTAAACGAGCAAAGAAGAAAAAATATCATACAATTACTAATCCTTGCGGAGAAATTGCTCTCAATGTATTAGGTGGATTTTGTGTTATTGCTGATGTAGTACCTTTTCATGCGGATACACTAGATGAAGCAGAAGAAGCCTTTCGTGTTGCTACGAGGGCATTGTTGCGTGTAAATGGTATGAAAAGCATATACAGCAAGGAAGTTAAACGCACAAATCGTATTGGTGTGGGAATGACAGGTGTTCATGAATTCGCATGGAAGTTTTTTAAATTTGGATTTAGGGATTTGTTAGACGAAGAAAAATCTAAGGATTTTTGGTTAGCATTGGCTCGTTTTAATAGAGCAGTCAAAGATGAAGCAAAAAAATATTCTGCTTATTTAGGCCAATCTGTTCCTCATACAATGACAACTATTAAACCTGCAGGAACAACAAGTAAATTATTTGGTCTTACTGAAGGATGGCATTTACCTGCATTAGCATGGTATATGCGATGGGTTCAATTTAGACATGACGATCCATTAGTAGAAGCATATAAAAAGAATGGTTATCCTACTAAAGAACTAGTACAATACAGCGGAACAACAATTGTAGGATTTCCAACTGAACCAGTTATTGCTGGTATGGGATTAGGAGACAAATTTGTTACAGCAGGCGAAGCAACTCCTCATGAACAATACCTATGGTTAAAGTTAGGTGAAAAATATTGGATTCGAGGTGTCAACGAAGATGGAAGTGCAGGGGAAGACCTTGGTAATCAAATTAGTTACACCCTTAAATATGTTCCCGAAATAGTAGATTATAAACATTTTAAAGATATGATATTAAAACATCAATCTACTGTAAGAGCTTGTTCGGTAATGCCACAAACAGATATATCAGCATACGAGTATCAACCAGAAGAAGCAGTTTCTAAATTTAAATACGAAGAAATTAGTAGAGCCATTGCAGTTGCAATGACAGAAGATATAGGTAGAGAACATGTCGATTGCGGTGTATCGCCTGGTGGTTGTCCGATTGATTTTGATGAAGAACAAAAACAATGGGAACTTGAAGAAGAAGACCCTAAAACAACGTTGTTAAAAGAAGTTGCATGAATGTAACAATTTACACTATTGATAATTGTAAATTATGTGATCATGCAAAACTAATAATGAAAGAGCGGGGTGTAGAATATGACGAAATTCGTATAGGTATAGATATACCAAAAAAAGAGTTTAAAGAAAAACATAATGCAGATAAGGCTCCGCTTGTTTATTACGGCAATTGGCGGGTAGGCGGAGCATCAGAACTGTGGACAGCAATTTATAGAACAAATTTAATTCCTGTTAAAATATCCGCTGTAGACCAACTCCCAAAAAACAAATAAATATGTTAGTAGAAACTAGAAAAAAAGGCGATGTTATTACGTTAAAATTAACAACGTCAGAAGAGCTAATAGGCTCTTACGAAGATGATGATACTGATTCGTATACTATTGATAGACCATTTATGTTAGCAATGAGCCAACAAGGTATTATATTAATGCCGTGGTTACATGCAGTAGATATGCAATCAAGTAAATCAGTAAAGATTGATAAAAAACATATCGTTGCAGTTGCTGAACCGGTAGCAAGTATAGCAAAAGAATATAGTTCACAAATGAGCGGTATAAAATTAGTATAAGGAAATATGAATGCCAGCCGCAATGACAGAATTAACAAAACCTCCAAGCAAAGTTTGTGTAGCAAACGGCTTGGAAATGATGGATTACAGTCGAATAAATTTTATTCCAAATCCTACAGTAAAATGTAATGATAAACCTATATCATTGCATCAGACAGTTCCTGATACATCATATCAAGATGCAATAAAAACAAGGGATTCACTTCAGCCCTCACATAGAGTTAACACCCCAAAAACATGTTTTATAGATGGTAATAGTGCCGCTAACGAGTCCGATATGGAAATGTGGCATAACTTACGTCAAAAATATGGTAGTGGAGGGTCAACTCCTCCTAGTAATGCTTGTGCCGGAGCAGGCCCGGGTAATACAGCAAATGGAGTTCCGGCAGATTATCAATGGTATTTGCCTTCAATCGAAGCAAGTCCGGGTGATGCAGATTGGGACAAGAGTAATAAAACTGGATTGGATTTAACTAAAACCCCGCCAAGTAATCCTAATCCGTTGCAAAGTTACTATGGTATATATGATAGTGCAATTAAGAAAAAATTAGAAAAAATGGTTTCTCCTAATGTTAAGATAGGTGGATAATGGCATACAGTGATTTTAGAGATAGCTTAACTACATTTGATAATTATATTTCAGCCGAAAAACATTCAGTTGGTCTCCAAGGTACATATGGTGACAAAGCAGTGGTACGAGCAGAAATAGGCGGAAATATGAAAACCATGATCTGTAATTTACTTGCAGGAAATGGTTTAAAACCTATGCCTCAAATACAAATTTGTTTAGATATGAATCTAAATGAATTATTAGGGCTTGCCGCCGGAAATGCGGCGTTAATGGGAGCAATGGCGACTTGTCGAACTGCTCTTCAAGCATTTAATACTCATACAGGATTGTCTGCTACACTAATGAGACTTAATGCAGTTATAGGTGAAGCCGCGGCAATAGCAAGTATGATTAATTTTTGTGCAAAACCAATTAATCCCAAACCTATCCCAAACTTATTAGAAACAGTAATGGGATCATTCTTGGGCAAGGGTGAAGCAATTCTAAATAAATTAGGTAGGGTGATACCAGATAGAGCAAGTATTTGTTTTGATTTTTCTACAGGAAAGCTCAACACTGATGCTTATATAGATGGCGGCTTATTACAAGAAATTCGAGATTCGTTAGAAGCAGGTATAGATATTAGTGCATTATGGGAAGATTGGGTAGCACAATTAATGGCTATTGCAGATGATTTTGCAAGAATTGTACAATTTGAAAATGACATAGCAAATGCGGCTATGGAACAAAATGGTTTAGGTGGAGGAACAGGAGATAGTCTTGCACCTGTAACATTACCTGATAGTAATCCGGATGTACAAATATTTCAATCGGGATTTAGCTCTGTGCAATTTGCCGCAGACGGTACAGAAGTAACACCAATAATAGTTACAAAAATAAACAATGCAACAAGCACAACATCAACAAAAGTTACATTAGATGTTCTTGTTAAGTTTACAGAAAAAATGGATCCTGCGTCGCTTACTTGTAGGTTACCTGATTCATCGGTTCCTAGTTCGGGATCCTACGGAACTATA